CTACGCTGACGTCGCTGGTACGACTGCTCTTACCGTTACGGGTACAACCGACAACGGCAAGATTTGGGCATTCCAGTTGGACACCCGCAAGCGCAAGCGTTACATCAAACTGGCTCTTACGGCTGGTGCTGGTGCAACGTTGGCTGCTGCATGGGGCGAACTGTCCCGCCAGAAGGAAGCACCTTACACGGCTGCTACCCGTGGCGTCACCGGTGCAGAAATCATTCTGTAATCGCCAAATTACTAGGTGGACTAACCATCCACCTAGTTTTCGTCATAGAACCCGGCAAGCCTCTGTATATGCTCAAACAGCCGGGTCACTTTTTTGATAGGCAACTATGAAAACAAGAGAAGAAATAGCATTAGACTTGGCACGTATGTGCAGTGCGGAAAGGCAACCAACACTGTCTTCCGATGACCTGCTTGCTCTTGTAGATGAGAGTAGGCGTGGACTACTCTGGGAACCAGAAACCGCATATCAAGTTGACGACATAGTATTTCCGGCTACACGGAATGGTCGCATCTACGTTTGTATCGGAGCCGGTACAACTGGTGAGACTGAACCGACGTGGACAACAAACCCATACAAAGGCAAACTCCAAACTGATGGCACATGTGAGTGGGCTGACGATGGAGCCGCTTGGACTGAGCGTTACGATATCAAGCGAGCGGCTTGGCGTGGATGGCTTCTGAAGGCACAACGCTGTACTGAGTTTGCTGACTCTACTGATGGTTCTGTAGATATCAAGATGAACCAGTTGTATGACAACTGTATGAAGACTGCCGAACGATATCGACCGTACAACATCTTCTAAACAAAAAGACCAACCGAAAGGTTGGTCTTCTGCTTTTCGCTCGAACACACTCAGCGGAATCATACAGCCGTCATTAAGTCTTGTCAACGCAACAATCATAGATTCCTGACAATCATTTATGTACAACATCTTTGTATATGATTAATCCAGATGCTATGTCGCCTATACGTGCCGAGATGACACGCCGTGCTTGTTCTACGGATGTGCAGATTTTGCGTGACTTACCGCAGTCTGACGGCATGGGTGGCATCACATCTGACTGGAGAATCACACAAACAACAAAAGCCCGTATAGTCTTCGACGACGGTGCTGAGACCTTGGAAGGCGGAGTACTACAGGCAAGAAGCGACTGGACGATTTATATGCCCGTAGAAACCTCTGTATTGCCCAAGGACAGAGTAAAAGTGACTAATGGGACGATGAGGTCTCGTATCTTCAATATCACGTCAGTTGACTACGGTAGGTCGGATGCAATCCTTTTGATAGCCAAGGGGAATGTGGTTACGGATAACGGAGTTGATGCCCTATGAACATAGCCTACGGTCGCCTGTTCCTAGTCGCACTAGGTGCTTTTATGGCTGGCTTTGGACCTGAGTTTGATGCTAGTTGGAAGACGCAGCATATCCCTGACACAGCATCGTTCGGCATGGTCATGAAAGCCTTTACAGTGTCTTGTATTGAAGGACTACAAGGTGGTGTACCTGCGTGTATCAGTGCTTGTATCGCCTTCTTCATGCGTCAGGATGCTGACACCCCAACGTTTCAACTTGCGAGTGCTAAGCAGTCTGCTATTCAGCAACTCGAAGATGAGATGAAGATAAGCACAGTCGGAGCGGTCTTGAGCCGTAATAAAGCGACACGGGATACAGAAGATGTCAATTGATAGAGGTCTGAGCTCAGACGAGATACAACAGATTGTGGCGGGATTTTTCGGTAGTCTCGTTGGAGTCTCACGCCAAAGTCATAAGAACATTGGTGGTCTAGTGATAGCAGTTTTGTCTGGTACAGCAAGTGCAACCTACCTGACTCCTATCATCGCTGACCAGTTGAAGATAGTTGACCCAAAGTATATGTTAGGACTCAGTTTCTTGATGGGTACATTGGGTTTGCGTGGTGTTGAGTTCATTACTGAAAAGTTGCAGTTAACAAAAACAACAGCAAAGGTAGAGAAAGATGGCAACACTGATTAATGCCTTAGCGTCCGGCATTATTGCAGTATCCATAACGGGCTTTATCGCTATGCTGCAAGCCGAAAGTAATCCTGTATCGGCTATGCCTTTTTATCTACGGACGTGGATAAAGTTTTCTTTGGCAATGACAGCCGCTGGAGCACTAACAAACGTGTTGTCATTATCTACTCCTCCAGCATCTGAGATAGTGCTAAATTGTGGTTTGGCTGGTCTGTTTTCATGGGCATTCTTTTGGCATAGAATAAAATGGAAGCAGGTAAAAAAGTAACATGAACCTACAGAACTTTCGTATAGAACCGTATCCACTGAACGTCGGCGACTGGATTGTCTTTGGTGATATCGAAGATGATGCCGGTAATGTTATCGGCACGTTTGGCGAAGATGGCACTACGGTCATGCAGTGGTGGTTCCGACAAGATGATGGTTTCCAGTTAGGTATCTCACAGCAGTTTGCTATCGTCATTGCTACGGATAAGGTAGGACGTAGCGGTATAAACCTACAGGACTTCCATATCGATAAGGATGAACCGAATAACGACTGGTTAGTGTTCGGCAACATCGAAGATGACTTAGGTAACGTGCTGGATACGTATGGCGAGAACGGCACGTCTATCAATCAATTCTGGCTCAGTAAGGATGAGCAGTTTCAGTATGGGTATGTGATGCAGTTCGCTATTCAGATGGCGTATGAAATTATTCAAGGTGTGGCTGAGTAATGGCAACGTATTACGTCAGGACTGATGGCAGTGACATAAACGCTGGCACTGGCCCTGCTACTAATCAGGCGTGGCAGACGATAACAAAAGCCATCGGCGCAACAGGGATTGCTCCCGGAGACACATTGTATATCGCTCCCGGTGTTTATCGTGGTTCGTTTACAGCGGCGTTTACTAACCCTGCAAATGAAGGAGAACGCATCACAATTTCTGGTGACCCTACCGCTTCACAGTTTAGCGGTGTTACTGCTGGACCAGTTATCATCACAAACTACACTAGTAGCACAGGTACAACTGGTGCAGGGACTTTAAGTATTGCAAAGTCTTATATTACATTGCAAAACGTACACATTACTGGTTATACAACAGGTGGTTCTGGTACCTACGGTAACATTTTTGGAATAACTGGAACATCCAACATTGTCACATTGTGTGGGTTTTACACTCCCGCTAACAATGTTGACATGAATGGTGCTGTTGCTTTTTCACCAATACAGAGTACCGTCGGTTTTACAGTTTCCAAATGTATTTTCTTTGCCCCGGTGCGTTTTGGTGTATCTAGTACAACCGCGGCGTGGGATTCTCAGACATCATTTACAGATTGTATTTTCATGAATCCTTCCGTCTATGTACCTACGGCTTGCGTTATGTTATACAGTCCTAGCGGAGCACATCTTGGTGGTGTAACAATCCAAAACTGTAGGTTTATAGGTAACACCGGTATTGCTCCGTATCCCGGAAACAATATGTCTACGACATATCCAATTGTAGTTCGCAACTGCATCTTTGAAACATCAACCGGAATCACATCAACTACAAATAATGGTCAAATCACACAGTCATACAATGTTTTTAATTGTGGGACTACTTTGACAAATGTTGGCTCAGGTACAGGTTCTTTGATTCGTGCGTTTATAAGTCCTGACTACAACCTAAGTCGGGTCACAGGGTGGGGAAACTTCCCATTCTGGGCTAACCATTCAAGCAGTGCATCACAGAATGCTGGAACGTCTACAGGCACACCTGCCGCTGATATCTATGGTGTAACGTGGCTTGCGCCATCTACTCCAACAATTGGTGCGATTGAATATTCTGATAGTGCATCTACAGGTCGTTACGTCCCAACAGAGCGCAACTCAAGCACCATCACAATTGCTCCCGGTGAAACTTCCCGCTCGCTCTACCTCTACCTAGGAGCAACAGGTCTTACACACACAACAACAAACCTAACAGCCTCCTACACACGCAATGGTCAAGCATCAGTTCCTATCACCCTAGTCGCACAGACACCTACAGGCTCTTACGTCTCTGGTGGTTTCTGTGAAGTATCTGCTCCATACGCTCGTGGCACATACAGACTAGACGTACCTAACGCCGCATTTGACTTTGGTGCTGATGACGTGACCATCTTTGTCG